CAGAACTCTATCCCATACTTCCTTTTCATAAAGTCGATTATTCCGATTCAGCCGATTTATATTGCAGATAAGATAGCGGGCAAGAGACAATACCCCCTGCTGCTTCTCCTTTTGTTCAATGAGTCTTCCTTTCGATATAATTGTCTCAATAAGTCTCATATTATTTCTCTCCTTTTTTCTCAACAAGCCCGTGCTTCTTTAAAAGTTTTTTAGCCAGGGACTCCTCAGGATTCTTCTCCCCTTCTTCAGGGGTTTCTTCAGGAAGAGTAGAAGTTTTTTCTTCCTCTTCAGGATTTTCTTCCTTTTCCTCAGATTTTTCCCCTTCAGGAGTCTCCAAAGACTGAATAATCCCTAAATCTTTAAGAAGCTTATAGCTTACACTATCTAATGACAAATCATCGACCAGCTTATCAATGATGAAGACATTATCAACTCCTTCATCATTTGATATGGTTGAAACTTTATCTCCATCAACGGCATAGACCTCAATCTTTAAAACCCGACCATTATCATCGGTCTCTATTTCCCCATAATACGAATTATCACCAGAAGAACCAATGTATGTATAATTATCATCAGCAGGTTCGTTCGGCTCAGTATTATCAGCCATTTCCAAAAGTTTCTTCCTTATAACATCTATATTATCCTTATCGAGATTAGGAAGTTTGGATTCCATTGCCTTCTTCCCACCTTCATAAATAGAATCAAAAGAAACCTCGGTTTCACATACACTATCCAATCGATGTCTTATTTCTCCTGAAGACTGATCCAATGTTTCTGTCAAATCCCTAATAACATTATCAAACATAACACACCCTCCTTTGTATTCATATTTCCAATTCACTAAACACTTTTCTGAGACTAATTTCAAACTCTCGTATATCGTCTTTTGATGGCTCATTGTCCTGTTTAAGTGCCTCCGTCACATTAGGTAAACTCTCAGTTGTTTCTTTCCACTCCCGCCCCAAAAGAGCATCAAGAGCAAATTGAACCTCCGGTGCTATCCCCATAACAACACCCCCAATTTTCTTACTATATCCTTGAGTATTACTTTATATTCCTTTCTACCTTTCTCATATTCTATACTTGCATGAGTTCCCAAAGAAAAATAAGCCTTTAATTTCATAGAAATAGGAATGGAAGAGCCACCATATTTGTTTATCTTCCTTAAAGTATCATATACTGGTTTCCCCTTCAGCTTATTAAACAGTTCTTCAAGTAAATCCTTCTTAGTCTTAAACCCATCCATTATTTGCATCGCCTCTAATAACCGGCCATGAAGTATGCATTCATCGACTTTAGTAAGAATACGGCGGTATTCTATACTGTCTCGATACAGATTTGACAGCTCAAAATATCTTTGAAGAATTTTATCCTTTTTTACTGTCAGAGTGTTCATGATTGTGTTTCTTTATTAAATTTAATAGTCTTCGGTTTCCATTCCAAAATTGGAACAATATCCATTTTTTCTTTTTTTGACTCATCCAACCTCACCTTCATCACTCCTTTCGGAGACAATAGCGGTTGAAGAAGATCCGTATCCTGTATGGTAGATACTGTCTGAGAAAGAATATCATCCATAGCTTTGTTATTTAACTTCAGAAACTGCTGATTCAAAACAGACAGTATTTTTTTCTTCTGCGGATCATTTTTTACCTTATCAATCAAATCCAGCAACTTATCCGCTATATCTATGCTGTCATTCAAAGCCTGTTTTGCTTCTTCATCCTCAGCTGTCGAAACTGGAGACATAGCAACATTGAACATATGAGGAAGTACGTAAATACCACGATAAGCAAGATGTATCTGACAAAGCCTTTTTATTCCATTCTTTAAACCAGACTGAAGACGGTCAGCTGACTTAGCAAAATTTATGCTTATTCTCCTGAGACTTCCTTCTCCTCCCAATACGGAAGGAAGCTCATCGGTTATACCCAACTGTGCTTTGGAAACTCTTAAAGCCCCTAAGAGTCTGTTCTCAAACATTTCTATATCAACTATGGACTTTATATCCACCTCTCCACCCAATTTATCAAAATCAACTGATACCGTATCGGTTTCAGGAACAAACAAATCCTCCACTTGAGCAAATAAGGCCTGCCAATTATCCTTCCAGGTCTTGGCTGCACCAGTATCCAATCCAGTCTTCCTTTTGAGCAAATCAGCATAAGAATCGACCAAATCCATCATGGAATCAAAATTTCCAGCCTCCTCACCGGTTATTTTTATTTTATAGAGATAATAGAGTATGGAACGAGTAATACGGGCAAGCAAAAGAGTATCTTCAGCCAACTTCAACCTCTTATATGGAGCTATGGCATCAACCAAAAGACTTACCCCGTATCTGGTTGTTATTTTCCACTTATTATCCACATTGTCCTGAAGTTGAACAGTATATCTATCTCCGTTTTGACCGAATATTCCCAAAGCAGCATTTGCTATTTTCTTTTGTGCCCCAAATATTCTGAAATGCACAAATTGCCAGGGCGGAAGAAGAGAATATATGTCTTTAGAAAAAGCATAATTCTTATCAGTCCTTATAAATCCTTCCAACCTTCCGTTTATGTCTATACGTTCTATGCTGGAAGGATGAATATTGTCATCTATATAAGCCACGCCTATTCCTGGCTGTCCAAATACTTCTATAAACAAATCTCCATACTGTCCTAATTGATAAGCCCAATCTCTGATTTTCTCATGTATCCCTATATCTTCCAGGAACTGATTGAGAATATTTGCCACCTTTCCATCCTTTGCTTCTATCCATACGGCTTTATCCGTGGTCTGGCTTATTTTGGAAACGGAATCAACATACAAATTTAAAGCGCCGGAAACATATTCATGCTCGGTAGCCAATTCTGCCTCCCTATATAAATTTCTCCTATAATAAGAAGTAGAGAGAGCATTAGCTACTATGGAGGCAAGCTGACTGGAATCCCAAAGGGAAGCCCTCTTTATTATCTTCGCTGAAGCTTCCGCTTTCTTCTTGGGATCGGCTAACCCCTTTACGGAATTAGCAGGAACCTCAATCGGCTCCTTTACTACTTTCTTTCTTGCCTTTATAAAATTAAAAAGCCCCATATAACTAACCTACTCATCAAAACCGCACACAAAAAATCCCCCCAATACTTAAGAATATCATATCATAAAATAGTGGGAAATTAAATTCTTCTGCGGGAACGCATCTTCTTTAACGCTTTCCTCAAAACACTGCTTTTATCTTCCATCAACTCCATACCCAGAAGCATGCTGTTGTGGTCGGGGTGACTCTCTTGACGAGTGCGGAGTCTATCTGCCATATCTTTCATTTCTTGAACTGACATCTTCTTTTTTGCATTCTTAAGACAATTATACACCGAACCAACGACCGCATCGAAACAGTCTTTTGAACCTTCCATAACATACTCCCGAAGGGTTCCATCATTAAGGACTTCCACTTCCTTTACCCTATCTGGATGGTCAACCCTGTTACGATCCCGATCATATTCTATGTGTTTCATTTCAAAAAAGAGCCATTCATGCTTATGGCAGAGCCATCTGCCTTCAAAAACCAAATTCCTGAAATCAAGAGAGGCTTGAACATTTTTATCAACCGAGAAATATTTCGCCTGTATTCCCGCCTTGGTAAGAATTTGAAGAGTGTCTTCTGAAGCAAGCAGAAGGTCGGCTGTAAACAAAACAATATTTAATCCTGCCCTTTTAAGAGATATTATAAATTTTCTCATTTGAGAAAGGGGAATCCTATCTTCTGATTTTGCTTTAACCCGAAGTATGAAATCGGTTTCAACGATCGGAACGATCTTCTTCTTGTATGCCCCCTCCTCCTGTTCTTCATCAACTTCTGTCCAACCAGCAACAGCAGAAGATGCAATGGCCAAAGCATCCCCGGAAACACCTATATCCATGTGCAAATAGCGGGGAACTTTAAAATCTATGCGTATCTTATTCAAATCGAGAACATTAAGCCAATCAAAATCGTCTTTCAACCCAACTTGCAAAGTACCCACTGTTACTGGATCTTCCTTCGTCTCGTCGAACTTTATCCAGCTCTGACTGGGAAACAATTTATATTTTCTTTGCCCACGAACAGAAATCCCCGCCAAATCACGAAGAGCTCCAATGATATCCCGTTCAAAATCGATGCGGTATTCAACAGGGACTTCTATGACTTGATACCCATTGGCTATGGCATTTTCTACCTCGGCTTCAGCCTCAATTATTCTTGAAGGGGTATAAGCATCGCCAACTATCACCTTAAATGTCTTGCCAGAATAGTTCAAATTGCTCTTCACCTCCCAGAGGGGAAGATCAACTACATATACAGATTTGTCCCCTCTCATTTCCTCAACATAAGATTCCAAAAATGAGAGTTCATCTGTCTTTGAAGAAACCAAAAAGAATCTGCCAAGACTTCTTCCGGACTGCTCAAACCGTGATTGAAACCGCCTGCGTGCTGAGTCATAAGCTTGAAGCACCCGTTTCTTCTGGCCTTCTGATTCAGTCGGGCTGTCAACTTCATCCATTATACCGCAAAGGAGGTTCGTACCAATCATGCCAAACCCCTTCGAATATGGGGAAGCCAAAACCCAGTTGAATAGCGGCAGTTCCATGACTTTGTTCTGCTGTCCTTTTATAATACCCCCTCCGTCCTTATAAAACCAAGCACTATGCATAAGAGAATTTTGCATGTATTGAAAACCCCTTGAAGAAGACAGGGATTTAGTGAGATTAAAAAATGCTACATCAAACTTTCCAGATTCAGCTAGGTCAAAATATCCCCAGGGATCTTTCAAACAGCTTACTCGGTAGAGAATGTAGGGAATAGCAACAGCGCAAGCAATCCATGTCTTACCTATGCCAATTGCTCCAGTAAATACAGCCAGGTATTTTGTGTCATCTGAAAGAAGCTCCTTTAAAGCACGCATCCAGGCTGGATATATAGCCTTACCATTCTTCGTCACCCTTCCTATATAGTATGGATTGGAAACAAATTCTTCTATGCTCACAGGCCGTTGCTTATAATTCAAACGGTATAAATAATCAAGATACTTCTTTATTTCCATGTCCTTTTTAGGAAAGCGTGCCATTAAGAGCCTCCACCATATCTGATACCTTCACG